CGTGAAAAAGGAGACGTTACCAGCCTGCAGCCCCGAGGATTATGCCGAACCCGATGCAGCAGAACTGAAGGTATTCCAATGTTTACACAGTTACATCGGCATAATCCGGGCATCGGCATAATGTGCCAGCCATCCGGTGGCCTCGACTATCTCGGCGACTGTCGCCCCCTCGGGGCGCTGGAGCATGGCGATGATCTGGGCCTGCTTGGTGCCAGCGCGGATGGCGACGGGTTTCGCGGTGTCGGTGTCGTCGGGTATCTGTGTCGGGTCCGGCTTCGGCTTGGCCTTCCGCGCGCTGGCGACAGCGCTGGCCGCCAGCGGCTCGATCCCAATGGCCTCCAGCCCGGCCTCGGTCGCGATCAGCGTAATGCCGTGACCGTCGCCGGTCTCGCGCCACATCGGCTCGCCGCGGCGCAGATTGGCCTCAACCTCCTCCAGCCAGCCGCGGGCGATCATCTTGCCGACGACCATCTTGGCAGCGGCGCCCACCAGCCCCTCGGGCAGCGGCACGGCAAGATTGCCGGGCCGGGTTGCGGCGCGGGACAAGATCAGGGACTGGGTGTCGGATGGGGTGGTCATCGGGGCCTCCGGGCGCTGTGGCGCGCGGCATGCGCGCCTTCTACGGAGGCAAGCCCCGTCACCAGACGGGGCGGCCGTCGTGCCACGTGGGCGCGTCAGGCGGCGTGTTCGCCTTCCTTGAAGGCGCTGTCGGTGATCTGGCGCAGCAGGCCCGCGTAGTGCTTCAGGGTGCCGACATGCCCCCAATGAATCTCGTCAGGGTGGGTCTCGAACTGGTCGTCGCTGAGGGACTTCAGGCGCTCAAGCATGGTGTCGATCTCGGCTTTGGCGGCGATGAAGGCGTCGAGGGCTTTGGAATTGTCGGCGGCGCGACGGGTGGTCATGGCGGTGGCATCCTTCGGTGAGTTGCATCGTTCCCTTGGGATCAGACTCGCTCTGTCGCGCCCTCTAATCAACTGATTATATAGCGATATCATCATCTTACTCGGATTGTCTGCGCCATGAAGGGCATGAGCGAACGCGAGTATGCGGCCCATTCCGGCCTGTCGCGCGGCGGGGTCCAGAAGGCGCGGAAGAACGGGCGGCTGGTGGTCCATGACGACGGGTCGATCAACGCCGCGGCCTCGGACGTGCGGCGGGCGGAGATGACGGACCCGGACCAGCAGCGCCGGTCGCTGGGTGGCGACGGGCTGTCCAGCAGCCCGGGCGAGACGACATCCTATATCAAGGCGCGCACGGCACTCACGGTCTATGCGGCCCAGGAACGCCAACTGGCGGTGCAGAAGAAGAAGGGCGCGCTGGTCGACCGCGCGCGGGCGGAGACCCTCGTCTTCCGGCTGGCGCGGCAGGAACGGGATGTCTGGGTGACCTGGCCCGGACGGGTGGCAGCACTTATGGCGGCGCAGATCATGGCGGAGGTGGAACGGCAATCCGGGGCATCGGTGACGATCGAGACCGCGATCATGCAGAGGGTGCTGGAAGCCCATGTCCGCGAACAGCTCGACGCCCTCGCCGACCTCAGGGTCTCTCTTGCATGATGAGGAAGATCACAACGACCTAGCGGCCGACCTCGACCTCGGCTTCGACGGCGCCGAAGACCTGCTACGGGTCTGGCGTCAGGGGATGCGTCCCGACCCGAACCTGACGGTGTCGGAATGGGCGGATCAGCATCGCTGGCTGTCATCGCGCGGCGCGGCTGAGCCGGGACGCTATCGCACCGCCCGGGCCCCTTACCTGCGCGAGATCATGGATGCGCTGTCGCCCAGCCACCCGGCCCAGCGCATCACCTTCATGAAGGCGGCGCAGGTCGGGGCCACGGAAGCGGGCAACAACTGGATCGGCTTCGTCATCCATCACGCCCCGGGGCCGATGCTGGCGGTACTGCCGAGCCTGGAATTGGCGAAGCGCACCTCGCGGGGCCGCCTTGATCTCCTGATCGCGGATAGCCCGGCGCTGCGCGAACGGGTCAACCCGGCCCGGTCGCGCGATGCGGGCAATTCGATGCTGTCGAAGGAATTCCCCGGCGGCATCCTGGTGCTGACAGGGGCGAACTCGGCCACCGGCCTGCGGTCGATGCCTGCGCGCTATGTGTTTCTGGACGAGGTGGATGCTTATCCGGCCTCGGCCGATGAGGAAGGCGATCCGGTCACGCTGGCCGAGGCGCGGACCACCACCTTCTCGCACCGGCGCAAGGTCTTCATGGTCTCGACGCCTACGATACGAGGGCTGAGCCGGATCGAGCGGGAATTCGAGGCGTCCGACCAGCGGCGCTACTTCGTACCCTGCCCGCATTGCGGGGCGATGCAGTGGCTGCAGTTCGAGCGGCTGCGCTGGGCGAAGGGGAAGCCGGAAACGGCGGCCTACAATTGCGAGGGGTGCGAGCGTCCTATCGCCGAGCACCACAAGACCGAGATGCTGGCCCGCGGCGAATGGCGGGCAACAGCTGTTTCCAAGGATCCGAAGGCCATCGGGTTCCACCTGTCGGCACTCTATTCGCCACTCGGGTGGAAAAGCTGGTCCGACGTCGCGCGGGAATGGCTGGCGGCCCAAGGCTCGGACGAGACGCTGCGCGCAGCGCGCAACACGCTTTTGGGCGAGACATGGGTCGAAAGCGGCGACGCACCGGAATGGCAACGGCTTGCGGATCGGCGTGAATCCTGGAAGCCGGGCACCGTGCCGATGGCCGCTCTGTTCCTGACCGCGGGCGCTGACGTCCAGAGGGACCGGATCGAGGTCGACATCTGGGCCTGGGGCCGCGGCCTCGAGTCCTGGCTCGTCGATCACATCGTCATTCCGGGCGGGCCTGACGATGCGGGCGCCTGGGACAAGCTGACGGCCCTGCTCGGCCGGTCTTGGCAACATGCCAGCGGCGCCTTCATGACCGTGGCGCGGCTTGGCATCGACACTGGTTACGAGGCCGCGGCGGTCTATGCCTGGTCGCGCAAGGTCGGGTTCGAACAGGTGACACCCCTGAAGGGGCTTGAGGGCTTCAATCGCGCCGCGCCGGTCTCAGGCCCGACCTTTGTCGACGCCACCATTGGCGGCAAACGGCTGCGCCGTGGCGCCCGTCTCTGGTCGGTGGCGACCGCGACCTTCAAGGCGGAGACCTATCGGTTCCTGCGGATCGAGCGGCCCTCGGACGAGGACCGTGCGCAGGGCGCCCTCGATGCGCCGGGCACCGTGCACATCCCCGGCTGGGCCGACACCGAATGGCTGAAGCAGCTGGTGGCCGAGCAGCTGGTCACGATCCGCAACAAGCGCGGCTATGCCCGTCAGGAATGGCAGAAGATGCGCGAGCGGAACGAGGCGCTGGACTGCCGGGTCTACGCCCGTGCCGCTGCGTGGATCCTCGGCGCCGACCGGTGGGACGAAGCCACCTGGCGGCGGCTCGAGGCGCAGGCGGGCGTGGAAACGCGCATGCCCGCCGCCGTGCCCGCGGCAACGGAAATGGCAGCATCGGCCGCACCGAAGGCCGGAACCCTGACCACGCCTCGCCGGAAACGGCGGGCCTACACCCCGAACTTCATGAGGGACTGATGGACCTGGAACGCATGCAGGCCCTGCTCACGGCACTGCAGGAAGCTCGCTTTGCCGGGCTCCGCAGCGTCAGCTATGACGGCAAGACCGTGACCTATGGCTCGGACGCGGAACTGGCCACGGCGATCAGGGATCTGGAAGGGCGGATTGCAGCAGCCTCGGCTACGCCCCGGCGACGCCGCTGGGGCACCGTGGCCACGAAGGGTCTGTGACCATGGTGCTCGACGCCTTCCGCGCGCGCCTTGGGTCCATGATCGGCGGGTTTGACGCTGCGCAGTCCCACCGGCGCATGCGCGGGTTCCGGGCCACCCGGGCGCATGTGAACACGCTGATCGCCGCCTCGGGCGAGACCATCACCGCACGGGCGCGTTGGCTGGTCAGGAACAATGGCTACGCCGCGAATGCCGTCGATGCCTTCGCGAACCATGTTGTCGGCGACGGGATCAAGCCCTCGTCGAAGATCGCGGACGCGACAAAGAAGGAGGAACTGCAGAAACTGTGGCTTGCGTGGACCGACGAGGCCGATGCCGAGGGGCTGACCGACTTCTTCGGCCTGCAGCGCCGGGCCGCGCGGGAGGTGTTTCTTGCAGGCGAGGTCTTCCTGCGCATCCGGACGCGGCGTCCCGAAGATGGTCTCACTGTGCCGATGCAGCTGCAGATGCTGCCCTCGGAAATGCTGCCCCAGGACATGACCCGCGTCCTGCCCGGCGCGGGATCGATCCGGCAGGGGATCGAATTCGACGGGATCGGCCGCCGCGTGGCCTACCACTTCCTGCGCCGCCATCCGGGCGACATGACCGATCCGGGGCTGGCGGGAGAGACGGTGCGCGTGCCCGCCTCGGAGGTGATCCACATTCTGGACCCGGTCGAGGCGGGGCAGCTGCGCGGCGTGTCACGGTTTGCAGCGGCCGTCGTGAAGCTCTTCACGCTCGACCTCTACGACGATGCGGAACTGGAGCGGAAGAAGACTGCGGCTATGTTCGCGATGTTCATCACATCGCCCGCGCCGGAAACGGCCCTCGATCCGGCCGAGGATGATCTCGAGGTCGAACCCGGCCAGGTTGTGCGCCTTGATCCGGGCGAAGATGTCACCACGCCATCGACGCCGGATTCCGGGTCCACTTATGAGCCGTTCCAGTACCGGACGCTCCTGCAGATCGGCGCGGCGCTGGGCGTGCCCTATGGCTATCTCACGGGTGACACCGCCAAAGGCAACTTCTCGAACACCCGGATCGCGCTGGTCGACTTCCGCCGCCGCATCTCGGCCTTCCAGCATTCAGTCATGGTCTACCAGCTCTGCCGCGCGGTCTGGACCCGCTGGATGGACATGGCGGTGCTGGCGGGCGCCATCGACCTGCCCGGCTATGCAACGGAGCGGCGGCAATACCTCGCTTGCGACTGGCTCCCCACGAAATGGGACTGGATCGACCCCGCCAAAGACGCCTCGGCCGAGATCCTGCAGATCGAGGCGGGCCTGAAATCCCGCACGCAGGCCATCGCCGAACGCGGTTACGACGCCGAGCAGGTCGACCGGGAAATCGCGGCAGAACGGAAACGCGAGGCGGAGTTGGGCTTGGACTTCAGGCGACCGGGATCCCCGGCGCAGGCAGCCGGTGGCAGCAGCGAGGATCAGGGCGGCGAAACGGACCCTGATGAAGAAGACCAGCGAGCGAATGACAAGGGCGAGGAACGGGACACCCGGCCCGCGGAGGAAGGATGATGCATCACACCCAGATCGCCCAGCGCGTCTTCAACACGCCCCTGATGGTCGATCCAGCCAAGGCGCTGGTCTTCCTGACGGGGCTTGGCCCACGGATCGCCGGTCGGGAGATCAGTGTCGAGGGACTGGAAATCACGGTCGAAGATCGAGATGCAGCCGCCTTGCCCGCCCGGGCCTCTCTCTTTGGCGATGACCTGACCAATCCCCAGGGGCGGGATGGCGGCCGGCCCTTCGCTGTCGTCGACGGGATTGCGGTGATCGAAATCGCGGGCACGCTGGTGCATCGCGGGGCGTGGATTGGGCAGTCCTCCGGGCTGACCTCCTATGAAGGCATCGCAGCACAATTGCAGGCTGCGCTGGCCGACACCGCCATTCGCGGCATCGCTCTCGATATCGACAGCTTCGGCGGCGAGGTGGCCGGGGCCTTTGACCTCGCCGATCGCATTCGGGTGGCTCGACAGGTCAAACCCGTCCATGCCTTCGTTGCCGATCACGCCCTCTCGGCCGCCTATGCGCTGGCCTCCCAGGCCGACCGCATCGTCCTGCCCCGCACCGGCGCAGTCGGTAGCATCGGCGTCGTGGCCATGCACAGCGACATGAGCGGAGCGCTCAATCAGAAAGGCATCGCCGTGACGCTGATCCACGCAGGCGCGCGCAAGGTTGATGCCAATCCCTATCAGCCCCTGCCCGAGGCCGTCCGCGCCCGGATCGCAGGCGAGCTTGAGGATTTGCGTCAGCTCTTTGCCGAGACCGTCGCCGAAGGTCGTGGTCGCCGCCTCGGCACCCTTCGGGCGCTGGGCACCGAAGCCGCCGTGTTCCGCGGTGAGGCGGCGGTCTTTGCCGGTCTCGCCGACGAAGTGGCCGATCCGGTCACCGCCTTCCGCGCTTTCGCCGCCGCACCCCGCGGCACAACCACCCCCAGAGGAAAGGGCCCAATGATGACCACCGCCCCCGACGACCATGCGCAACCTGCAGCCGCGCCTGCTGCCAGCCCCCCGCCGGAATCGACCGCGCCCGCGGCAGTCGCGCCGCCGCAGTCGGAAGCCACGGCCGTGTCGCCTGAAGCGATCCGCGCCGAGGCGGCCGAGGTCGCACAGGTCTGCGCGCAAGCTGCGCGCCTCGGCATCCAGATCGATGCCGCGGATGCCGTCGCCAAGGGCGTGAAGCCGGAAGCGTTACGCGCCAAGGTCCTGGTCGATCTTGCCGCCCGCAGCGATGCCGCAGGCATCATCGCTACCGCCCCGGCGACTGGCGCGAAGGAAAGCCCCATCGTGGCGGCTGCGAAGAAATCGGCCGCAGCTTCGCGCTGACGCGCACCGCCCATACAGGCCGCCCCCCAACCCCCAACATCCTGGAGTCTGAACCATGCCCGTCCTGACGGAACCGCCCAGCATGGGCGACGTCCTCAAATATGAGGTCAACCCGAACTACACCCGCGAGGTGATCACCCTGCTCGCGGGCATGCCCTATCCCGTCGGCTCGGTGCTGGGGAAGATCACGGCCAGCGGCAAGTACACGCTGTCGCCCGCGACCGGAGCCGACGGATCGCAGGTCGCAACGGCAGTCCTGCTCTATGCCGTCGATGCGACGCTGGCCGATGCCGTGGGTATCGTCCTCGTGCGCGGCCCCTCGATCGTGTCGCGCGCGGCCCTCGCCTACGGCGCGACGGTCGATGACGGCACCAAGATCGCCGCCAAGATCGGCCAGCTGGCCGCGGTCGGCATCGTCGCCCGCGACGGCGCCTGACGCTGCCCTCCCGGCCGCGCCCATCCCTTCATCCCCCGGAGCCCCACCATGACCCTCGTCCGCAATCCCTTCGACGCTGGCGGCTATTCGCTGGCCGAGATGACGCAGGCCATCAACATCCTGCCCAACCTCTACACCCGCCTCGCCCAGATCGGCCTCTTCCGCTTCGAAGGGGTCAGCCAGCGCTCGGTGATCATCGAGCAATACGAAGGCGTCCTGAGCCTTCTGCCCTCCGTCCCCCTCGGCGGCCCGGCCACCGTTGGCACCCGCGAAGGCCGGTCCATGCGGTCCTTCGCGCTGCCGTGGATCCCGCATGACGACGTGGTCCTGCCCGCCGACATCCAGGGGCAACCAGCGCTGGGCGGCGCGTTCGACGCGGCTGATCCCCTCGTCGAGGTGATGAACCGGAAGCTCCTGCTGATGCGGCGCAAGCATGCCCAGACCCGCGAATACATGGAGATGAACGCACTGCGTGGCATCGTGAAGGACGGCGCGGGCACGACGCTCTACAATTACTTCACGGAATTCGGCCTGGCTCAAATCTCGGTGGACTTCGTGCTGGGCACCGCAGGCACGAACGTGCAGGGCAAGGTCCGCGAGGTGCTGCGCGCCATCGAGGACAATCTCCTCGGCGAGGCGATGACGTCGGTCCACGCACTGGTCAGCCGGGAATTCTTCGACAAGCTGATCGCGCACCCCAAGACGGAAGAGGCCTACAAGTTCTACGCCTCGACCGGCGCCCAGCCCCTGCGCGAGGATGTGCGGCGGAACTTCCCCTTCGGCGGCATCCTGTTCGAGGAATATTCCGGCACCGTCACCCTCTCGACCAAGGCCACCGAACGGCTGGTCCCCGCGAACGAGGGGATCGCCTTCCCGCTCGGCACGATGGACACCTTCACCACCTACGGCGGCCCCGCAAACCTGCTGGAGACCGCCAACACCATCGGCCTGCCGCTCTACGCCCGCCAGCATCTCGACGAAAAGGGCCGCTGGATCGACGTGATGACCGAGGCTTCGATCCTGCCGGTGAACAAGCGGCCGCGTCTGGCGATCCGCCTGCACACGTCGAACTGACGGACGCACCCATGTCCGTCTTTGCCGCTGCCATGGACCGCATCTTCACCCATGCGTCCATGGCGGCCCCGGCCCTCTGGATCTCGGCCACAACGTCGGAGGAACGCCCGATCCGCATCATCCGCCGTGCGCCCGACCGCGTCACCGACTTCGGCGCGGGGCGCTTCGTCAGCGACACGTCGGTGGTGGATGTGCGTGTGGCCGACCTCCCCGCCCCGCGCCCGGGCGACGTCATCGTCATCGGCGCGGAAAGCCATGTCATCCAGGGAGAGCCGCTGCGCGACCGCGAACGGCTGATCTGGACGCTGGACCTGAGGCTTGCATGAAACTGAAGCTGGAAATCAGCCCCGACCTCGCCGCCCTCATGCAGGCGGAAATCGCCGCGGGCGAAAGGGCCGTCACCATCGCCATGCGCGAGGCGGGCGCGGGACTGAAGTCCGCCTGGCGGGGCCAAATCACCGGCGCGGGGCTTGGCACCCGGCTTGGAAACTCGATCCGGCTGGCCACCTATCCCAAGGGCAGCGAGAGCCTGAACGCAGCAGCGCTGGTCTGGTCAAACGCCCCTGTGATCGTCGGCGCGCATGATACTGGGCCGCTGATCCGGTCGCGCGATGGGTTCTGGCTGGCCATCCCCAACCCGGCCGCAGGCAAATCCACCCGCGGCGGCCGGATCACCCCAGGCGAATGGGAGCGCCGCACCGGCCTACGCCTGCGGTTCATCTACCGGCGCCGGGGCCCTAGCCTGCTGGTGGCCGAGGGGCGGCTCAACAGCAAGGGACGCGCAGTGGCGTCAAGATCGAAGACCAGACGCGGGCTGACCACGGTGCCGATCTTCCTGCTGGTGCCGCAGGTCAAGCTGCGCAAGCGGCTCGATCTGGCGCGGGATGCCGAGCGAGCCATCGACGCCGTGCCGGGGCGGATCGTGGAAACGTGGGTGTCGAGATAGCGAACCGCTGCCTTCACGGGCGAAAGAGGCTTACTATCCCCAGAAAAAGTCCTATTAGGCCCAAGAGAACAGAGATAAGTCCTAGTCGTGCAGCGATGCGCGGGGTCGGGCTTGACGTATGCCATGCCCAATTCAGCTGTTTTGCCAAAGAAGCCTTTTTGAATGTAAATTCGTACTGCTGGTTTGGCTTGATCCCGAGTTTTTGTCTCGATTTCAGATCTAACCAGATTGAACTGCGATCCTGCCCGTGAGCACCTCTTGCAACCAAGGGGACCTCGCGTCCGTTGACTGCGACGATGATAACCTCGCCCGCGTTCGAAAATTGGCGATGGCAATGGTGTACGCGCACGAGGTCTTCAAACACGTCCTCAAACTTCGCTTCTCTAACGGTCAGAGCAATTGTTTCTGTCATTGACGCTCCTGCTGACTTGATGTCGCGCCACCCTGAATTCACATGCGATCTGAGATCAAGACCTGTCGATGCCCACCACCCGCGAAACCGTCCTCTCTGCGCTGCACGCGAGGCTGCAGCCGCTTGCCGCCCTCATATTGCGCGACGAGGTGCTGCCCGAGCGGATCCCGGCGGCCGGGCTGATCATCCTGCGCGATGGCCAGCCGGGCGAGCCGGAGGTAACCCTGTCGCCCCTGCGGTACCACTACCTCCACCGGGCTGAGCTGGAGGTCGTCGTCCAGGCGGGTACCGGACGGGCCAGCGCCTTCGACGACTTGATCGCCGCTATAGACGCGGCGCTGGAAGCCGACCGCACACTCGGAGGCGTCTGCGACTGGGTCGAACCGGAGGCCCCGACCTCGGTCGATCTGCCCGTCGAAGGTGCCGCAGCGCTGAAGGCGGCGGTGATCACCGTCGTCCTGCACTACACCACCACCAGCCCCCTGGCCTGACACCCCACATCCAAGGAGACCCCCATGGCACGTGCGCAAGGCGCGCGGGCGCAGATGGCGCTTGCGTTCGAGACCACCTATGGAACCCCACCCGCGGGCGGCTTCACGAAGATGCCGTTCGCCAGCACCACGCTGGGGTCGGAACAGCCACTCCTGAACAGCGAACTGCTCGGTTACGGCCGCGACCCTCTTGCGCCGATCAAGGATGCGGTCACGGCGGACGGCAATGTCGTCGTGCCGATCGATGCTGCAGCATTCGGGTTCTGGCTGAAGGCCGCCTTCGGGGCGCCGGTCACGACCGGCGCTGCACCGGGGCCGTTCACGCACGAGTTCCACTCCGGCGCGTGGTCCTTGCCGTCAATGTCCATCGAGACCGGCATGCCGGAGGTGCCGCGGTATGCGATGTATTCGGGCTGCGTCCTCGACAGCCTCAGCTGGCAGATGCAGCGCTCCGGGCTGCTGACCGCGACGGTCAGCCTCGTGGCGCAGGGCGAGGCCATCGCCAGCATGTCGGCCGCAGGCACTCTGGCCGACCTCGACCCCCAGCGCTTCGGCCATTTCAACGGGGCGATCACGCGCAACGGCCAGCCGCTTGGCAACATCATCTCGGCGGAGATCATTTATGCCAACAACCTCGACCGGGTGGAGACCATCCGCTCGGATGGCAGGATCGATGGGGCCGATCCGTCCATCGCGGCGCTGACCGGCAAGATCGAGGTGCGCTTCGCCGATCAGGTGCTGGTGAACCAGGCCATCGCGGGCGATCCTTGCGCCCTCACATTCGCCTATGTCCTGCCCTCGGGGGAGAGTTTCACCTTCACGGCGCATGCCGTCTATCTGCCACGACCGCGGATCGAGATCCCGGGGCCGCAGGGCATCCAGGCCAGTTTCGAGTGGCAGGCCGCGCGCGATGCCACGCTGGGCCGGATGTGCACCGCCACGCTCGTCAACGACCTCGAGGAATACTGATCATGCTGCGCCTGAACCTCGCCCGTGAAGCTGAATGGCTCGACCTTGCGCTGGGCGTGCGCGTGAAGGTCGAACCCCTGACCACCGCGATCATGGTCGCCGCCCGCACCGACCCGGCCGTGCGCGCCATCGCCCCCGGCACCCCCGACGACAGCATCGCGGTGATCTTCGCCAAGGCCATCGCCGCGCGCGCCATTGTCGATTGGGACGGTGTGGGCGACGCCGATGGCACCCCGATCCCGGTCAGCTCTGACGCCATCGACGCGCTCCTCGATCTCTGGCCGATCTTCGAGAAGTTCCAGACCGCCTATGTCGCCAAGGGTCTGGAGCTCGAGGCAGAAAAAAACGTCTCACCGCCCTCGCCGACTGGGTCTTCGGTGGGGGCGACGGCTACTGCCAGGCCTGTGAAGGGCGCTGCCCGGACTGCCCGCAAATCCTGAACGCGCCCCTGAGCCATGAGGGCTGGCAGGTCTGGGATCTGGTGCAGCGCATGGGTGGGCAGATCCGCGCCATCCCAGGCGCTGTCCTCGGCTGGGACATGACAGCGGCGCTGGCCATGGCCTCGGCCATGGGCATTTCCCCGCGCGCCGTCGTCGAACTGTTGCCAGTGATCGAGGCCGCGATGGTTCGCAAGCTGAACGAAGAGAGAGAAGGTCGCCGCGATGGCTGAGAAACGGGTCTCTGTCCGCCTCGCGGCCGTGGGCGGCCGCCAGGTCCGCGCAGAACTGGAAGGCATCGGCGAGGCAGGGACGCGCGGCTTCGGGCGCCTGTCGCGCGAGATGGAGGCCGCGAACACCCGGCTTGCCGCCTTCGCGCGCCGTGCCGGGATCGCCATGGCTGCGGCGGCCTCTGCCGCGACTGCAGGGCTTGGCATCATCGTGCGCAACGCGGCACAGAGCGCCGACCAGATCCGGCAGTTCGCGCAAGTCGCCAATGCCACACCCGAGAGCTTCCAGCGCTGGGCGGCCGGGGCCCGCACGGTCGGGGTCGAGCAGGAGAAGCTTGCCGATATCCTGAAGGACGTGAACGACCGGGTCGGAGATTTCCTGCAGACCGGCGGCGGGCCGATGAAGGATTTCTTCGAACAGATCGCCCCGCGTGTGGGCGTCACGGCCGAAGAGTTCGCGCGTCTCTCGGGGCCGGAAGCCCTGCAGCTCTACGTGACCTCGCTCGAGAAGGCCGGGCTCAGCCAGCAGGAGATGACCTTCTACCTGGAGGCCATGGCCTCGGACGCCACGCGCCTTCTGCCGCTTTTGCGCGATGGCGGGGCTGAGATGACCCGCTTCGGCGATCAGGCGCGTTCCGTCGGTGCGATCCTCGACGGCGAGGCACTGTCCTCGCTGCGCCAGACCCAGATCGCGCTGGGCAGTCTCGGCATGGTCTTTGACGGGATCCGCAACCAGATCGCTGTCGCCGTGGCGCCTGCCGTCACCTGGCTCGCCCAAGCCTTCGTGGCGCTGGCGTCCGAAGGCGGCGCGCTTCGGACGGCACTCGATGCGCTGGGCGAGAACCTGGAGCGCATGGCGTCCTATGCCGCGGCCGTTGTGGGCGTCATGGCGGGCCGCTGGGTCGCGGGGCTAGCCGCGGCGGCACTTTCGGTCCGGGGTCTCGCGACTGCGCTTGTCGTCCTGCGCGGCGCACTGATCCGCACGGGCATCTGGGCGCTTATCGTCGGCGCGGGAGAGCTCATCTTCCAGTTCGGGCGGTTGGTGCAAGGGACCGGCAGCGTTGGCGCCGCGCTGGGCCATCTGGGCGACGTCGCCCGTGAGGTCTGGGACCGGATGAAGCTCGGCATGGTCGCGCTGGGTCTCTCGATCATGGCGGGCTGGGCCGAGATCAGCGCGGGCATCACCGCCGCCTTGCAGACCGGGCTCGAAGCGGTGGTGGGCTTCGGGAACGCAACGCTGAACACGTTTCAGGGAGCGATGGAGGCAGTGAAGGTGCTCTGGTCGGCCCTGCCTGCCACCATTGGCGAGTTCGCCTACGGTGCGGCCAATGCGCTGATCGGCGGGGTCGAGGCCATGCTGAACGGCGTAGCGGCACGGATCGACGGATTCCTCGAAGGGATCAATGCCGGTCTCGATGTGCTGGGCATCGAGAAACGCGTGCCGCTGATCGGCACCATCGAGCTTGGCGGGATCGAGAACCCGTTTGAAGGGGCCGCGGCCAACGCCGGGGCAGAAGCACGCGCGGCTTTCGAGGCCGCGTTCAACAGCGATCCTATCGCGCCGCCCGATCTGGGCCTGACCGCTGCAGCCGAGGCAGCGCGGGGCGAGGCCGCACGTTTGCGCGACATGATGGGCGAGATCGCTACAGCCGCCACCGCGCCGCTGCAATCCGTGGCCGCCCTGCGGGAGGCCGTCTCGGCATCCGGCAACGAGGCTGCAGCTGGGCTCGAGGACGCACGCACGGCCGCGAGCGGACTCGGCACCGCCCTTCAGGGGGCTGGCGAGGCCGCGGAAGCCGCTGGCAGTTCCGGTCGCGGCGCGGGCAACGCGCTGCGCGAAGGAGCAGATGCCGCAAAGAATGCCTGGGAGGCCACAGCCGATGCTGTGCGCAAGGCGCAGGAGAAGTCCCGCGAGATCGCCCAAGGCCTCGCGCAGGATATCACCGGACCCATCAAGGAAGCCCTGACCTCGGGCGAATTCACCTGGGAGACTTTCGCCGGGGCGATTTCTCGGATCGCGCAGAACCTCGCCACCCGGCTGATCGATCTGGCCTTCAAGCCGATCGAGAACGCGCTGATCAACGCCTTCACTGGTGGAGGTGCCGGGGGCGGCGGCGGGTTCCTCGCCAGCCTCTTCGGTTTTGCCAAGGGTGGGGTCTTTGCCGGTGGCGCGGAACTGACCGCCTTCGCGCGGGGTGGCGTCGTGAACCGGCCGACGGTGTTTCCCTTCGCCAAGGGCGTTGGGCTCATGGGTGAGGCTGGGCCCGAGGCCATCCTGCCCCTACGCCGCGGCAAGGGGGGCAGGCTTGGCGTCGAGATGAACGGCGATGGCGCAGCCTCGGCCGCCTCCATGTCGACGCGCATCATCAACGTGCTCGACCCCTCCGTCGTGGGCGACTATCTTGCCACGCCCTCAGGTGAACGGGCGATCCTGAACGTGATCCGCCGCAACCGGGGTGCCATCAATGCCTGAGTCCCTCTGGCCCTTTCTGGCAGCGCAGGAGATCACCGAGGTTCTGGAATGGCGCACGGATGTGCTGCAGTCCCAGGCGGGCGAACAGCGCATCGCGCTGCGGTCCCGTCCGCTGGAGATCGTCACCTTCCAGCATCGCTGCGACGCGCTGGGCATGGCGCGGGCGGCCGAATTGGCGCGGGCGGGGTTTGCAGCGGAATGGCAGGTGCCGCTCTGGCACATGGCGGTGCAGCCGACGGCGGATGTGGCGCAGGGGGCAACGGAGATTGCCTTCGACACCACGGCGGCGGATTTCCGGGCAGGGGACGCCGTGGCCGTCGTGGTGGACGGACGCGAGGCGTCGGTCGCGGAGATCGCTGATGTCGGGGCGGATCGGCTGATCCTGGTGGAACCGCTGGGTGCGCAGCTGCCTGCAGCAATCGTAGCTGCTGCGCGCATCGCCGTTGCGCCGGTGCGGGCGGGCGTTCTGTCAGCCTCTGTCGAGATCGCACGTCGTCGCCAGAATGACGGCATGGTGACTGCCACCTTCCTGCTGCGCGATGCTCCTGATCTGTCCGCAACGGTCATGCCGACCTATCTCGGCCGTCCGGTCCAGACCGACCCGAGCCTGACCCGTTCGCCGATCACCGCCAGTCTGCGCCGCGCCGTCGAATACGTCGACAACGGCTTCGGGCCGGTCGTGGTCGAACCGCTGCGTGATCTGTTCGAGAGGGGCGAGGCGATCACCCTCAAGGCGCAAGGCGCGTCGGAACGTTGGGCACTACGCCGCTGGCTGTGGTCGCTGCGCGGCCGACAAGCCAGCTTCTGGTTGCCGACCTGGGGTCGCGAACTGCAACTGCGTGCGGCCATGACCTCCGGTTCCACGCTGATGCGCGTGGCGCCTATCACGGACCTGGCGGGTTATGTCGGGCGCGCGATCCTGCTCGAGATGCCGAGCGGGTTGCGGTTCCGGACAATCAACGCTGCGGTAGTTGACAGTGCCGATCATCGGCTGACGATATCCTCCAGCCTCGGCGAGTCGGTGGCCATCGGGACGAAGGTGCATTTCCTGACGCTGGTGCGGTCAGACGCGGACCGGATCGAGATCCGGCATGGGGCTGTGGCCAGTGAGGTGACCCTGCCTGTTGTGGAGGTGCTGGCGTGAAACCGTGCCCTGCAAAATCTAGAGGGATGATGTCAGCGTAGCGGACAACATGGGAGTTTGCCATTCATGACCCACGCCCATCTTCAAGCAAAACATTCTTCATTGCCAAGGCTGACTTCACTTGGCTTACTTGAGGGAGAACAGCGGAAATAAGAAGGGAAACAAATGCGTTCCTGTATTAGGCAACCCCTTCCGGAGGTCTACGCTTCCATTGCCGCTCTTGAAGCTGCCGCTGATGCCCACCTCGAAGGCGACCTGGAGCTTGCCGCCGCTAAATTCAAAGAGGCGAATTGCCCGGTGACATCGGAATGGCTGAACACGGGCTGGGCCGGAGTGATCAAGCATGTCGTCGTCATGAGCCCGGAGGGTGACACGCGAGTAATCCCGAAAGCTGAGCGCGATCCCGATCGCAATATTGCTCCATGGATCAGACAGGCGGTACTTGCCAGAGATGGTTACCGTTGCCGCTACTGCTCCCTACCAGTTGTTCACGCTGATATCAGGAAGATCGCGCGACAGCTTTATCCTGGGGAGGTGCCCTGGAATCCTCGCGTCGCAGCTGAAATGCATGCAGCTTTTGCGGCAACGTGGCTTCAGTTTGATCATGTGGAGCCGCATAGTCATGGAGGGAAATCTTCCGTCGACAACGTCGTGATCACATGCGCGCTGTGCAATTTTGGCAAGGATCGCTTCACACTTCGCCAGCTCGACATCGAAGATCCCCGCTTGCGGCCGCCGATTGCGTCGAACTTCGACGGCCTTGAACGCCTGCGTCAGGCTGCGCCATCTCGTGTGAAGTCCGCCACGAAAGTTGAAAGAGGCAACCCGAGGCTCCACTGTGGACCCGAGGGAACAATCACTTTGGATGCTGAGGCGTTCTTTTTCCCAGGGGCCTACATCAGCAAGGGCTATGTCAACATTCCTCCGATCAACGGAAAGGCGCGCTGGTTCAAGCTCGGTGACAAGGTTCACGGAGAAAACGCCGTCCGCAATGGTATGAAAGGCTGCGTTGTCCGCTGCGCTCGAAAGATGCTTGACCAACGTGGCATTGATGCTGATGCGCACATGGACCGTGAGACACCGATCCGTCCTTGAGACTTTGCTTCTGCGGAAGCCGCGACTGCCATACCGGTCGTGTAGCCGCGCTCGTCCCTAGGGTTCCTGGCGCTGGTGCGGTCGGATGCAGATCGGATCGAGATCCGGCATGGGGCGGTGGCGAGTGAGGTGACCCTGCCGGTCGTGGAGGTAAAGGCCTGAACGTCCGAGAGATACATGGACCGGGCAGAGTCCGTTTGGCATGCAGAGCTCAAGTCCAGAGTTGATCCTTGTGGAATGGCCTAACATCGGAATGATCCACGATTGACTCGTTTTCGGTTGCTCGTTCAGATCAAGTCGAAAAGGGGAACACGTGAGCAACGATCAACAGATAACGGGAAATATCGGTCTTTATCACGTGGCCCGCGAGCTTTCACTTGCCGGCTGGAACGTTATGCCCACTGTCCGGAATGCACGCGGCGCTGACCTATTCGCGGCATCAGAGGACGAACGCACCATCCATCCCATTCAGGTCAAAGCTCACAGCGGCACACCACAGGATACTCGCCTAGGGCTGAGCCCTGAAAAGCTGGTAACGCCCTGGTGGGTCTTTGTAGTCTTTGCACGTACACCACAGATCGCCTGCTATGTGATCTCATTGGAAGAAATCCTCGCGCATAAAATGCGTGATCCTGGCACTCTGTCTGAAAAGCCGGAGGAAGAGCGCCTATTCTGGTTTCACCGTAAGTTTTACACCCCGGGTGGTCAGTTCGAAATGAAGGATGCGTTGAACGGCTGGCACCGCCTTGGCATGCCTCGACGCAGCTCATAGCGCACAGTTTCGCCAAAAAGCCCGTCTACTGGTTCGCCAGCCAATACGATCACTAACAGGACTGGATCGATCCTGACTGTCGGTTCGGAGGCCTGTGATACTGGCCACCAACATGCACAGGGTGCCCTTTCATGGCCACCCAATGACCAAGCTTCTGAATTCTCTGCAACCACCAAATTAGCCCTGATGACCTACACCACCATCGAGTCCTCGACCGCCGAGGGCCGCCCCTACTATCTCTACCAGTTCGTCGAGGGCGATCAGGTCTGGCGCTTCACCAGCCGGGCCACCGACTGGACCAGTGCAGCCAGCGAGGGCGACACAATCAGCTGGGAAGCGGCGGCAGTCGCGCATGGTGATGTCATGCAGACGAGCGAGATCGAGCGAGGGCGGCTGGAACTTACCTGGCCTCTGTCGCATTCCTTTGCGCGCCGGTTTCTTGCGCCCTTGGGCAACACGCCTGTCACGCTGACCATCTTCCGTGGCCATGAGCAGGTTCTGGGCGAGACGGTGGCGCATTGGAAAGGCCGCGTGGTCGGGGCCGAGGTCGAGGGCGTCCGGATCTTGCTGAACTGTGAGTCCGTCTTCAGCACCCTGCGCCGGGCAGGTGTCCGCGCAAAGTACCAGCGCCTTTGCCGCCACGCGCTTTACGGCCGTGGTTGCAGGCTCGACATCGCGTTCCACTGGCAGACCGGCACCGTGACGGCCGTCGCTGGCAACGCCCTGACCATCCCGGAGGCAGCTGGCCAACCCGATGGCTGGTTTCGGGGTGGGGTGCTGAGGTTTGGGGCGCAGCTTGGGTTCGTCACCGGCCATGTCGGTACAATCCTCACGCTTTCTCGGCCAATGCCCGAGTTAGCGGCAGCCCTCACAGCCCCCGAGGTTGAACCCGAGACCGGTAGCCCTTTGCCTGTGGCAGCCGATATCGCCCCCGGTTGCGACCTGCGCGCGGCCACCTGTGCGGCCAAGTTCAGCAACCTCGCGAACTTCGGCGGCTTTCCCGAGATCCCAGGCCGCAACCCCTTCGGCGGCAGTTCCATCGTCTGACCGAAGCGCTTGCAGAGAAAGTTGCCCGACTTTCTCGGTTCGCAAGCGCGACCACTGAAAGACGCCATCCATGGTCTGGACCTTCATCGCGCGGCTCGTTCTCGGGCTCGTGCTTTCGGCGATTTCCTATGCGCTGAGCCCGCGGCCCAAGGTCGAGAAGCCCCAGGCCGCGGGGCTCGACGATTTCACGCTGCCCACGGCTGAAGAAGGCCGACCGATCCCGGTCGTTTTCGGCACGGTTCTGATCACCGGCCCGAACGTCGTCTGGGCCGGGGACCTCAGGGTCGATCCCATCCAGAAGAAAGGCGGCAAGAAGTGACCCGCGTGACGATCCAGGACCTGCGCGCGGCACGCTACTGCCTTGCAGGCGTGCGGCCATGGTTTCGGCGGCATGGGCTTGACTGGCAGGCGTTTCTCGATGGCGGCATCGAGGCGGAGACCCTGCGCGCCACGGGCGACGCGCTGGTGGAACCGGTGATCCTGCAGGCCGAGATGCGTGAGGCGACAAACCTCGCTGCAAACGAAGGGGCAGACAATGGGCGGTAGGAGCAAGGCCCAGACCGTCGGCTACCGCTATTCGCTGGGTGTGCATCTGGCGCTCTGTCACGGGCCGGTCGACGCCATCCGCGAGATTCTCGTCGACCGTCGCACCGCCTGGTCCGTCACGACTGGCGGGGGTTCTTCCGGAGGCGGCGGCGCAGCGGTCGAGATGCGCATCGGCACCGTCGCAAGCATGGCCGCCACGGCAGCACTGGCAGGCGACACGGGCGCAACGCTCAGCTTCCCCGGCACCCGCGCGGGCGTCCGCATCGGTCGCGACTACCGCCTCGCCCTCGCCAACGGGTCGAGCCAAACGATCACCCTGCAAGCCGTCACCTTCGATGCCGCGACCAACATTACACGTTGGTCCGTCCTGCCCGAGGCGCTGAGCTTCTCGGCGCAATCGGTAGAGGTCTTCGAGGCCACAACCGGCGCCAGCAATACCGGCGCGGGTGGCGGCCGCATCCGGATCGACAAACCCGACCTCTTCGGCGGCGAGAGCCGAGAAGGTGGCATCCGCGGCGATGTCGATGTGCTGATGGGCGGGCCGGGCCAGGGGCCGAACGACTATCTGGCCGCACGCATGGGCGGGGATGTTCCCGCCTATCGCGGCCTCTGCAGCCTCGTGCTGCGGCAGGTCTATCTCGGCATCAACCCGTATCTGAAGCCATGGGCGGTGCGGGTCACCCGCGTGCTGACCGGCGAGGCAGGCGCAGCGCAATGGTATCCCGAGAAGGCGGCCATCGTGCCAGAGGCCAATATCTCGGATGCGGCGATCTACATCGCCCTCGACGTCTCGGGCTCCATGTCGGGCACACGTATGTCGGCACAGAAGGCAGGCGTCGCCGCCCTCATCCGCGAGATCGCGGCGGGCGTGGACCCCGACCGGCCGAACGACATCCGCATTGTCCTCTGGAACGTGGCGGTCGCCGGGTCCATCGAACGCCGCAACATGGGGCCTGCGGACTATGCCGCGCTCGAGACCTGGATGCTGGGGCTCTCGAACTTCACCAATGGCGGCACCAGCTTCAACGCGGCCTTCGCGGAAGCAAATGCCTTCTTCGCGGGTGGTGGGTCCAAACGCCGGATCGTCATCTTCGTGACCGATGGTGAGCCATCGCCAGTCTCCTCGGTCGATGCGGCGCTGGCAATCATCCGCACCCTGCCGCCTGCTGACATCTTCGGCTTCAACATCTCGCTCGCGAACACGTCCTACACGGCCCAGATCGACAACACGCCTGTGGACGGCGTGCCGGTGATCCCGCCCGGCAACCCGCAGGCGCTGATCGCTTCCCTGCGCGGCGCCTTCGGCAACGGCCCGGACATGAACCCGGCCCACATCATCCGCGAATGCCTCACCAACCGCGACTGGGGTCTGGGACACTCCTCGGTCGAGATCGGCGCGAGCTTCACGGGGGCGGCGGATACACTCTATACTGAGGGCTTCGGCCTCTCGCTGATCTGGCAGCAGGACTCCTCCATCGAGGAGTTCATCGCCAGCGTCCTCGACCATATCGATGCCACGCTGTTCATCGACCGGCGCACCGGACTCTGGGAGTTGAAGCTGATCCGCGCGGATTACTCACCCGCAACGCTGCCCCTGTTCGATGAGACCAATGTCGTGGACTGGGGGCGTCTTGGCCGCAGGTCGCCCTCCGATCTGGTGAACAGCGTCACGGTGCGGTTCACCGATGCCTGGACGGATGACACTGGGGCGGTTTCAGTGACAGACACCGCCCGCGTCCAGGCGATGGGAGAGGTTCTGGCCACCACGCTCGACTATCCCGGCATCCGCTATCAGGGGCTCGCCGTGCGCGTGGCCGAGCGCGACCTGCGTGCCTTGTCCGCCCCCCTCCTGACGGGCGAGATCGTCGTCAATCGCGAGGGCTCTGACCTCGGGCCGGGCGATGTGATCCGGTTGCGTTCGACGCGGCTGGGTCTCGATGACATCGTGATGCGGATTTCCGAGATCGGCCAGGGTGACGGACGCGACAACGGCATCCGGCTCAAGATTGCCGAAGACGTCTTCGCGCTGGGCGCGACCGCAATCGCGGGCGGGCGGATGCCGACCGGCGCCGGTGTCGCCGCCCCGCCGCGAGCACTGGCAAGCCGCATGGTCGAGGAAGCGCCGTATTGGCTTCTCGTCCGCGAGCTTGGCCACAGCGAGGCCGACCGCCGCCTCGCCGAGGATCCGGACGCGGGCGCGCTCGTGGCCACCGGCGAACGCCCCAGCGCCGATGCGCTGGCGGCCCAGCTCTGGATCGATCCCGGTACCGGATCCGCGCAGGAAGGTATCGTCGCTTTCGCCCCAACGGCGCTGCTCGCTGCGGATGTGACCGACAGCCCGGAGGCGCGCGTGATCCCGGTCACCGGCTGGCGCGATATCGGCGAGGTCGAGATCGGCACTCTCGCCAGCATCGATGGCGAACTGGTCCGCGTCGACGGCATCACGCCGACCAGCATCACCGTCGGCCGGGGCTGTCTCGACACCGTTCCGCGCGCGCACACCTCCGGCACGCCGGTCATCTTCTTCGACGACGTGGCACGGATCACCGAGGACAGCTGGGCGGCTGGCGAGACGCTGGCCGCGCGGCTTCTGCCCGAGACCGGCCGCGGCACGCTGGCATTCGCACTGGCGCCCGAAGATGCCGTGACGCTCGACCGCCGCGCTATTCGCCCCTTGCCGCCAGGGCGCGTGCAAGGGAACGGCAGTTATGCCCCGAATGTCGATGGACTGGTCATGGGCCCTCTCGCCCTGACCTGGACGCATCGGGACCGGTTGACCCAGACCAGCCCCGTGATCGTCGACCACACCGGCGCCTCCATCGGGCCGGAGCCGGGGGTCAGCTACATCGTTGAGGTGCGCTGGGTAGACCCGGACACCGGTGCGGCCATCCTGCCTGCGGGCGTCGTCATCGATGCAGGGACCGCTGCAAACTGGATCCTCGCGCCCGAGGCCATCCCGGAACTCGGCGCGCCGGATCGCACGGCCGAGATCGAACTGGCCGTCCGCTCGCGGCGTCTGGTCGAGGGCAGCTGGGTCACGGATCGCGAAGCGCGCTGGTTTCGGCTGACGGCACCGTTTGCCGCCGGATGGGACCGCGGCTGGGGGTTCCTCTGGGGCACCTGACCCTGGAATTCACAATAACGAACGAGGACGAGCATGCCGGAACGGATCATGCCGGGATTGGGGCTGCGCGCCTTCTACGATCCCGGCCAGCGCAACTGGGGCACCAGCCTCAGCGAAGACCTGCGCCGCCTCTCGGCCGTCGTGCAAGCGCGCGCGACCTCCCGCACCACGACGCTGCCTGCAACGGGCAGCACGGGCCAGATGCTGATCGTGCCCGCCGCAGCCGGGGTCAACGCCAATGCGCTGGCGCTTTGGGACCAGTCGCCAGCCGGCGCCGCGGCTTGGGTCTATCTGCCCCCGCAAGAGGGCTGGCAGGTCTGGATCGTCGATGAGGCGCGGCATGTGCGTTTCACCGCCGGGGCGTGGGTCGAGGTGCCACGTCCAGGCATCGTGCGCATCCGGACCCTGACCGCGACCAGCCACACGCTGGAAGCCGTCGATCTCGGCTGCATCCTCGAGACCACCGGGTCCTCGGCCGTCACCGTGACGATCCCGGCGGAGGCCTCCGTTCCCTTCGAGATCGGCGCGCTGATCAACGTGACACAGGTTGGCGCCGGGGTCGCGACAGTGACGGCTGCGGCCGGAGTTTCGCTGAATGGCATTGTGGGCGGATCGGTCGCCCTCGACGGTCAGTGGTCGGGGGCCGCCCTCGTCAAGCGCGGGGCGGATGCCTGGATCATCCAGGGCGCGCTGGCGGGAGCCGTCGCATGAGCCTTCTGATGATGCGCGGCGCCATTCTCGCCCAAGGCGGGGATGCTGCGCCCCCGGTCGATATCGGAGCGGTCTGGCAGCTGGACACCACCCGCCGTCCCGCGGGCTATACCCTGTCGAACGGTATTCAGACCGCAGTCAACAACTCGGGCGGCAGCGATTATCGCAGCTGGGTGCCGACCGCCAAGGCGATCCTGCCGACAGACGGGCGGCGCTATTGGGAAGTTCTCTGCGCCCCGGGCGCCGCCACCTTCGACGGCTACATGGGCGTCGTCGCGGCCGCGCAGCGCGAGGAGTTCAATGCAGGCCTCAACCCCATCACGCTGGGCTCGATCGGCTGGCGTGGCACCGGGGCGCTCTGGTCCTCGGCCACCGCAACTGCCGAACAACGCCTGACCGGTCTGCCCACCTTCGGCGCGAATGATGTGCTGATGTTCGTCCTCGACCCGGCCCTCGGCCGCCTCTGGATCGGCAAGAACGGCATCTGGCGCGACGATCCTGTGAGCGGGGCCGCGACCTGGACAGCGGGCGGAAGTCCCGGCTTCTACCCACAGGTCCAGGGGCGCAATCCCGGCGACGGCGGCACGATCCGCTCGTTGCCCTCCCAGTTCAGCTACCCCGTGCCTCCGGGTGCGACGGCGCTGGGTTACCTCGATCCCGACCTCCGCGTCTTCGACGCCGCAGCCTTCCTCGAGATCGGCTGGGATCGCGGCCTCAGCGTCGCAGGCGCCTCCCTCTGGATCAGCCGGGGCGGCGGGGCACATCTCACCGTCGCCGATACCGCGCTCTTCCTCGAACAGGGTGGCGGTCGTGGTGCCACCTGGACGCAAGCCAACCTCTACATCGAAGTGGAACTGCCATGAGCTACATCCTGCACCTCGGCCACCAGCCGACTGACGTCTCGGGCATCTCCGGGGCCATGAGCACCACCGCCCTCGGCTTCGATGCCAACCTCGACGTCAATTGCATCCGCTACATCGCCACCCGCAGCTACGCCCTGTCTTTCAACTTCGGATTTGCGGCACCCGCAGGCGATCTCTGGCTCGGCTTCCGCTACGTGCCGCCCAACGGGGACGCCGACCTCATCACCGAGGCCAATGCCAGCTTCATCGAGTTCTTTGATGCAAACCAGGTCCGCGTCGCGCAGATCCAGCCGGTGGCCAGCACCGACCGCTACCACGCGGTCGCACGCGGCGACACAAGCGTGCAGGGCAATTCGAGCTACACGCCCCCGAACGGCCAGCCGCAATGGATTGACGTCCGCGTGGCGGTCGGGGCCAGCATCACCATCGAGTTCTACGTCGATGGCGTCCTGCACAGCTCGGCCACAGCCGCAAACACCCAAGGCAAGGGCAAGCCGGTGCAGATCGTGTTCCCCAATGTCGGGCTGCATGGAACCAGCGTAACGCGCACCTGGTACTATGCGCATTTCGCGGTGCTGGACGGGGTGTCTACCATCGGGCGGCGGTTCGTTCGGCGCACGCCGAACGCCATCGCGACCTTCAGTCAGATGGCGGGCAGCATCGATGCGCTGAAGGACGAGGACGTCGGCACCCGAGTATCCAGCAACATGGCCGGGCAGCGGTTGTCCTTCTCGCTAACCGGGCCGACCGGGCCCGCGGCTGTCGCGGCCATCGCGGGCGTGCATGTGAAGCAGATCGCGCAGGCCGGAACGGTCGGGCCGCAGGCCGTAGCTGGTTTCTTGCGTATGGGTGGGGTCAATCATGATGCGGCCCCGGTCACCGTGCCGTCTCTTGCGCCGAGGTCGGTCTATTCCACATGGGCTCTGAACCCGGCCGACAGCAGCGTCTGGACGAGCGTGACCCTGCCCGCTGAAGTCGGGATCCTTTCCGCATGAGCCCGCGCCGTTCCGGAGAGGGCCATGTCCGCATGCCGGATGCCGAATTCGAGGAGTTGCTGGCTCGGGCAGCCGAAGAAGGGGCCAGGCGCGCGCTGGCCGACGCTGGCCTCGACGGCAAGGAAGCCGCCCTCGACATCCGCGATCTCCGTGCGTTGCTCGATGCCATCCGCTTCGTGCGCCGCACTGCCGTCCAGAGCGCGGTCCACCTGATCACCACCGGCGTGATCCTGGCGCTGCTCGCAGGGATAGCGCTGAAGCTGAAGATCTTTGGCAGCGCGCCCTGACGGGGCTGCACCATTATCGACCCTGAACGACCATCCAACCCGCCCTTCGGCGGGTTTTTCCATTTGGAGGATTCCCCATGCCAACCCTGTCCTTTCCCACCTGGCGCAACGTCCCCGAGAGGGCCTGGCGCTGGCCGAGCTTTTCGCCCGCCGAGATCGCCTGCCGCGGCACCGGCGCGATCAAGATCAACACCGAGGCCATGGACAAGCTGCAGGCCCTGCGTGACCGGCTGGGCAAGCCGATGATCGTCCGATCCGCCTATCGCAGCCCGGAACACAACCGCGCCGTCGGCGGGGCCCCGGCGTCCAAGCACATGCAGGCGACCGCCTTTGACATCGCCATGGCGAACCACGATCCGGTGGCCTTCGAGGCGGCGGCGCGGGCGGTCGGGTTCCTCGGCTTCGGCTATTATCCCCGCTCTGGCTTCATGCACATCGATCTCGGGCCAGCCCGGTCCTGGGGCGATCCTTTCCCAGTGCGGCCGGTGCCCTTCGCGCCGGAACTGCCGCCTGCGCGCGAGGTTCTAGCCGAAAGCCGCACGCTGCGCGGTGGCGGTGCGGCTGGGGCAGCGACTGTGGGGGCCGCGGGCGTGGAGGTGCTGCAGGACGTTCTCACGGAAACCCAGTCCATCATCCAGCCGCTGGTGCCCTATCTGGACACCCTGCGCTGGGTGCTGATCGCCATCGCTCTGATCGGTATCGCCGTCACGATCCACGCGCGGCTCGACGACTGGAGCAGGGGTCAGCGGTGATCGGCTGGCTCCTCACCCATGGCCCGGCGCGCAAGGCGCTGGGCCTGATGCTCACCGCCGCCGCGATCCTGCTGTTCCTGCTGAACTTGCGTCGTACCGGTGAACGCGCCGGGCGTGCTGCCGAACGGCTTGATGCCCAAGAGAGAAACGATGCCATTCACCGACGGATGCTCGATGCGGCGGCCCGCCGCCCTCCTGATCGCGATGCTCTGGCTGGCCGGTTGCGCGATGGGCGGTTCTGACGTCCCAGCACCCTGCCCGCCCGTGGTCGACTACACCGCTGCCGATCAGGCTCGAGCGGCAGACGAGGTCGAGGCATTGCCGGAAGGTGCGGTCATCGTCCGGATGCTCACTGACTACTCTGTCTTGCGCGATCAAGCGCGGGCTTGCCGGTGAAAGCCGGGCTGGACGAAGCCCTCTCGGTTCGTGGCAGTGGTTCGCCGTCGATCGGCGATGAGATGTGCGGCCAAGGCCATGGTGCGTTCAGACCCGCCCGCTCGTTGACTCTCAATGCTCCACGCATCTAGATCAACGCGGGGCGGTCAATCCTCGCCCATTTTCGATGGAACACATCCAAATGGCGCTTTTCGGAAAGCAATTCTTCAAGAGCTCAAATGCCCGGGCAGAGGACGCATACAGATCAGGCGTCATGGCGGTGAGCGCCAAAGACTATCAAGGTGCCTATGATCACTTTAACCGTGCAGCCGAAGGTGAGCACGGTTCAGCGTATTACAATCTGTTTCTTCTGCACGGAGGCGGCTATCTGCCCACATTCGACCTAGATGCTGCCGCGGACAATTTCTACAAGGCGGCGGCCATAGGTCACCCCAAGGCAGAGCAGCAGCTATACATGTTGGAGGGCGCCGATCGTGCCGGTTTCGGCATGGACAACCTTGCTGCTTTGGCTGCGGGCTCTGTCGAAACCGGTTTTCTTCCGCCGATTCTGATGGTCTGTGCGTGCCGCTTCGTGAGCGCAGTCAGCATCAAGTACGGTGCCACGATGGACGTCATTGCCTATGAGCTGGACGCCGCGAGCTCCAGCGAAGACGGATATGTTCAAGCTTTTGTTCGTCGAACTGGAATAGCCCCAGGTTTCTACAGGGGAGGACTAAATCGTCTTGTCGAAGGATCCGCTGCTGACCAGATCACCGATGGGCTGAATGACTTCAGCTTGGCTCTCAGTCGGTCTGGAATGGGCAGCAAACTTGGAAAGATGGCCCGATGCACTGTTGTCGGTCATATGATCAAGAAATCCTATCTTGGGGAGAGCGCGGTGCCGCTTCTAGGCGTCAAACGCTTCTTCGAAATCTGAATGCGCAACGGACCGCCGATTGTTCGACATAGCCTGCACGATCAGACCAGCAACCTCCAAAATCTGGCGTCGTATTACCGAACGTTTTCGGTCGTACAAACGTCACTTGGCCGGGCCAAGTCTGGTCTTCAACAGGCGACGATAGGCGGTGTAGGTAATGATTGAGTGGCTGATCGGCGCCGCCGTTTTCGGACTGGTCGGAGAACTCTTCGGCGCATCGCGGCGGCCGTCTTCGGATCCGTCGCATCGGCCCGTCAACACCCTCTCGAAGTTCAGCCTGTTCCCTCAGGCAAGCGAGAACCAGAGGCCGGAGACTGAGTGGGATGTCGCAAAGTACCACGAGCTGGCGGCGGCGTTGGACTGGCTTGAAAGACCTTCTCGGTACCCCGCGGCTTGCGTGACGCCACCGATCCTCTCAGAGGCAGCGAAATATCGAGGCTTTCTGAAGCAGGAACTAGTCCGCCTAGAAGGCATGATTGATGACAAGGCGGCTTTCGAACGGATCAACGACTTCTTGAAGGATCCCAAACTCGCGAGGGAAGGCGCCATCGCGGCGCAACTGGAGCGCGAGCTTGCGCGATGGGATCGCTTTCTCGATGGGGTCGAGTCCCAGCCGCTTACTGCCGAACAACGTCGCGCTGTACTGAGCGAAGAAGACGCCACCCTCGTTCTCGCTGGTGCGGGGTCAGGCAAGACAAGCGTCATCACAGCCAAAGCCGCGTACCTGCTGAAATCGGGTATCCGTGAGCCTGGCGAAATTCTTCCTTTGGCCTTTGGGAAAGAGGCCGCAAATGAGATGGCGACGCGAATAGGCCGAGCGTGTAACTTGCCGGTCAAGGCGTGGACATTCCACGCGTTGGCCTACCACATAATCGGCGACGTTGAGGGCACGAAACCTCCTCTTGCTTCACATGCCGGGGACCAGAAGCGGTATTGTGACGTGATCCGCCGGATCCTTCGGCAGCTGGTCGCGACTGACGAGAAAATCGCGAATGTGATTGTCGATTGGTTCACGCAGTTCCCGATCGAATGCGGCAGCGAATGGGACTATGAGACCAAGCACGCTTGGTATACCCACGTCGAAAGCCTCAATCTTCGTACACTTCAAGGCGAAAAGGTCAGGAGCTACGAAGAATTCCTGATCGCCAACTGGTTGTATCGAAACGGCGTCGAATACGAATATGAGCCGCAGTACGAATACCGGCTTCCAGACTCGGGTCGGCGTGGCTACACCCCAGATTTTCGACTGACCGAGAGCGGCATCTATTTCGAACATTTCGGCGTCCGGAAGGAGAAATCGCTCTTTGGTCTGCCGGATCGTCTGGTTACTGCGCCATTCGTTGACCGTGAAGAATACCTAGCGTCGATGGAATGGAAACGCAAAGTCCATGCCAGTTTTGGAACTCAATTAATTGAAACCTACAGCTATGAACGTCAGGAAGGGCGCCTTCTCGAGGCGTTGGCCGAAAAGCTTGGTCCGTACATAACGCTGCGGCCGCGACCGATTGAGACCATCTATGACCGCGTCGTCGAGATGGGGCATATCGATAGCTTTACGCAGCTGCTTGGCACGTTCCTGCTTCAGTTCAAGGGCGGCAGCTATAGTCTAGCAGCGTGTCAATCAAAGGCGAACAGGCTCAACATGGGCGAGCGCGGCAAAGCGTTTCTAGCTGTTTTTGAGCCAGTGCTCCGCCGATATCAGCATGAACTGGGTGCGAGGATCGACTTCGAGGACATGGTTCTTCGGGCCGCCGGATATGTTGAGAGCGGGGCTTACCAAAGCCCGTTCCGGCATATCCTCGTCGACGAGTTCCAGGACATCTCGCAAGATCGCGCGCGTCTTGTCAGCTCCTTAAAGGCGCAGCATGGGGATGTCCGGATTTTCGCGGTTGGGGATGACTGGCAGTCGATCTACCGATTCGCGGGTGCGGACATCCACATCATGCGCAGCTTTGGCCCCAAGTTCGGCGGCGAGTTTGGCTCTGAGAAAGATATCCATCAAGTCGTAGACCTTGGCCGCACCTTCCGATCGGTGGACAAGATCGCTCTGGCGGCGCGGCGTTTCATTCTGCAAAACCCTGCTCAGATCGAAAAGACGATCATTCCGGCTGGTGAAGCGAAAGGCCCGGCGCTGCGCGTCGTTTGGACGAAAAAGATCAAACCGGAGGATGAACTCCTGGAAATCTTGGCCAATCTGACGGAACTTGGCGCCGAGGATCGCAGCACCGGGAAGGTGACCAGCGTTCTTCTCTTGGCAAGGTACCGTCACGAGAGGCCCGACATGATAGCTATCGGGCGAAGGTTCCCAAGCCTGTCACTTAGCTTCAAGACGATCCACGGTTCGAAGGGCCTGGAAGCCGATCACGTTGTCATCCTTGGATGCAATAATGGCAAATATGGTTTCCCTTCTGAAATCACTGACGACCCGATCCTGAGCCTGGTCTCACCGGAAGGAGAGCCATTTCATCACGCCGAGGAACGGCGGATCATGTATGTGGCAATGACTCGCGCGCGCTCGACGGTCACGCTGCTGGCGTCTGAAGCCGAGCCCTCATGCTTTGTGCGCGAATTGGTTTCAGATACTGAGTACGGCCTCGCGACATCGACCGGGTCGACGCCCAGTCATGTGCCATGCAGTGAATGCGGTGGGCGCTTGCTTGCCGTGCCCGCCAGGGATGGCCGAATATGGTACAGATGCGAGCACAGTCTTATGTGCAGCAATTTCATCCCCGCCTGCAGTCATTGCGGGATCGGGATGCCAACGGTTTCGGGGCGGTCAGGCATCCTCGAGTGCTCACATTGCGGGGCCAACCACCATGAATGCCCGAAGTGCTCAGATGGCTGGCTTGTAGAGAAGCATGGGCGCTACGGCGACTTCTTCAGCTGTGTTCGCTTCCCTGATTGCACTGGAAAGGCTTCCGTGTCGAAAATCAGTTTTCGGGAAGCGGCTCGAGTTGAAGGCGTGGATCGCCACAATGACTGCAGCGGAGCCCGCGGGGCGGAATGATCAACTCACGCCCGTACGACCAATTACTTACCCGCGTTTGCCTACGACTGCAGGCTTGTGCGTGCTGTTGCGGTTTTTCTGGTGTGGTGTTGATGTGGCGTTGATGTGTAAGCGCCACGGCGTGACCCTACGCGGCGAGGCTTGACGGCATCCTGAAGCGCCACGGCATAAGGTCTTCGATGCCACTCTGCGGATGGCCGTCGAGGATGGCGCGAAGGGTGGCTTCGAGGTAGT